CAGGTGATGCCACATCGTACAACTACATTATGCCTGATGATAGACTATTGACAGCTAATCATGACCTGCAAGACTTAACACTATACGGAATCTAACATGTCATACAAGAACTTCGCATACTCAGCAATTGCCACAGCACCATCACCTGCTACATCAGGTACTTCTTTGGTTGTGACTACTGGTGACGGAGTAAAGTTCCCAGCAGTACCGTTCAATATAACTATCTGGCCAACAGGCACTAACCCTCTTACAACAAATGCAGAGATTGCCACCGTTACAGCCATCTCAACAGATACACTCACAATAGTTAGAGCCCAGGAAGGCACAACTGCAAGAAGTGTAGTAGTTGGAGACCAAATTGCTGCTACAATCACTGCTAAACTCCTGTTCAGCTTTGAAGAAGTGTCATCTAACTTAGGTAGTTATCCTGCATCATACACGTATGATGTTGATAATAATATTGACACCATAATATATGACTTAGGCAACAGTTTATCAATCACAAAGACATTCAACTATACATCAGGCGATGTAACATCAATTGTATTGTCAGGAGACACTCCGTCTGGCATAATGTTGACTAAGACATTGACATATTCTTCAGGTGACATAACTGACATTACATATAGCTAAGTGATATAATTTATATATAAGACATGGCAACATTCACAATTACAACTCCAGTCAACATTGACACACTTGCTTCTAAGGTCGGAAGTGACACATACAACATTAACGGTGGCTATTTGACAGTGGACCAAGACACACGGTATGGTACAAATCAAAATACTAGTGCTAGTATGGGTAACATTACACTGTCTGCTACTCTTGGCGGGACTATTGAGTTTAACTCTACACTTGTTCGTTATATCCCGTACAACACTGGTACAGGAAACGTTCCTGCATACGGCACTACTATTTCTCAAGGTAGTGCTAGTGGCATTTTGCTTACTGTTCAATCAGCACTTAATGCTGCACCGACAGCTGTTGCAGCTGCTATGCCTGCTTCTGGTTTTATAAAAATTAGACAATGGAACTCAGTAGCATATACTTCAGGTGCACTAACAGGAATTGGCGCGAGTGCAACAGGTGCTGATAGAGCCGGTTGGTTGGAAATTGTAGGAGTTGATGCACTAACTGTAACTGTTAACCGCTTGAACCTTTTCAAAGTAAGAGGAGACTACTTTGATTTTTTTGGTACTACTACATCAGGTTCAAGAGCAACTACATATCAACTTCCTACTCACGGTTCACTAACTTATATTCCAGGTGTAGAAGTAGAAACGTCAGTCGGTTCTGGTGTGTATGAATTCTATCCAAACGCTGGTTCAAGAACTGCGTTACTTGCAAACATTGCGACAGATGCAGTTCGTGGAAAATGGTGTTGGATAAGTACAGCAGGTTTAGTTACTTTCGGTAACGACGGTACTAACTCGACTGGTGGGTATTTGCCTGCATCAGGTCTTAAGATAAGAGTCCCAAACATTACGTTCCAGACTTGTCTAGCAGCTGCTCTTACTGCGAACGCATTACCGAATGCCACTCTCGCTACCCGTATGGAGTTTCTCACAACTGGCGGAGGTGCTATTGACATGGACAAATGCTGCATGAATTGGTATATGAACTTCGCACAGCCTTTTTCAGTTGCATTAACTAATGTAAGTACATTTGAGTCTATGACAATGACTGAATGTGCTTCGCCAATTGCTTGGAGTAATGTTGGCATCGGACAAACTGGTACAGCTAATACTCAGATTGCATTAACGTTTGGTCTTAACTTTGCGGGTGGCACAATGGACAAGTGTGTATGGACCCGTATAGCACAGGCTGCATCAGGTGCATATGTTACGTCATGGGTTGACTGTTCAGGGTTTACTGTGACCAACAATAGATTTCAGTCACTGTTGAAGGCAGCTAACGCTACAACAGGTAGTGCAACTATGACAAGAGTGCTGGACTCTACATTTACTGGCACAATTATCGGAGGTGGCCGTATGTTTATGATTGGGTGTGATACTGTTACATTTACAACTACTACATATTACGACAACCCAGCCACTACAACAGGCACAGGTCTTCCTATGTACGTTTGGGACCTGGGCTCAGCTGCTAGTTACTCATTGCTGTTCGATGGTCTTACATTTGGTGGTCTTACTCTAGTCCAGCCGTACGCTGGCGTACTTAACATAGCAATTGCTGGGTGTGTAGGCATAACACTTAGAAATCTAGGAACTGCCACATCTCCTCTAGACATGGGCGGTGCTTATGTAGATGCTACTTGGACTAGAGCAACAACAACCACTACTGTTACTAAAACAGCACATGGTCTAAAAACAGGTGACATCATTGCTGTTAACATGTGTTCAGATGTTGCTCCAAAAGCTGTGACAACAACTACTGCTACACTTTGGACATTAGCATCAGCACCTACAGCTGACACGTTCACAGTAACAGTAACAAACGCTGGACAAACAACTGGTCAGAATCTTTCATATTACCCATGCATGTCAAGTCAACTCGTGAACTTCGTTGCCGGAGGTGCAGCCAATACTGTAAAGATTCAGCGATGCTACACTCCTCACTTACGTACAGGTATAATGACAACAGGTGATAACTCTGTTAAGAACTTGCTTCTTGAAGATGTATGGGGCAGCGAATGGGGTGTTCAGTTAGTACCGATGCTTAACACTCAAATTAAAGGAATGCAATCTACACCTGCACTTACTGCACAAACATCATGCTATGGTACACATTTTCTAGATACATACACAACTAACCAACCTGCTAGCATTGCAGCAGTATCATGGGCAAGAACAACCACTGTTGCAACAGTTACAAGTACTGCACATGGACTGAGAGTCGGTGACAAAGTACTGGTTACTGTTACTAGTGATGCATCAGCAATAGTGTTAGGCGTTAAAACGATTACACAAATCACAGCAACTGCTTCTCCAGTCAACACAGCTAACACATTTCAATTTACTTGTTTGAATGCTGGTGGTGCATCAGGTACACTTACGTTTGTACCAATCAATGGTCGTGTTGCTTTGCAGATGAATGAGACTACATCAGACACGTCATCACAGGTGTCTCTAGCAGGTACAGCAGCGTTTACTTCAGCTGGCGGATTGTATATGCCTGTAATCAATGATAGTGTTACATTCACATATCCATACAACTTGAAAGGGCATGACAGTTTTGTTATAACTGAAGCAGTGATGGCAGGAGGCACACTTACAAACTATGACGTGACATACTCTCTAGATGGAGGCACAACATACAAAAACTTGTCTTATCCACGTACAGGTGCTGGAGGTTCATCATCTTCAACCACAGTAACAATGACATCTACAACTGGTGTAGCAGTAAACGACTATGTGTTTGGCACAAACATAGCGCCGCTTGCCAAAGTAGTGAGTGTTGACAGCGGTACTAACATCACAGTAAGCATAGCAAACATCGGTACAGTGTCTGGTACGCTGAGATTCAATCATCTGCCATACGAAACAATTACTGCATCAACAGGCACACCTCTTAAAATCAAAATGCTGACTACAACTACTAACGCCACAGCTATCACATCGTTGTACATGCTTACAAATGCTACATCCACTGCTAGACAGGCAACATATCCGTTAGACACAATCACATTAACACTAACTGGATTGGTGACTGGCAGTGACATCGTAGTGTTGGCTGCAGGTACTAACACAGAACGTGTCAATGTAGATGCTAACTCAGGAACAACATACAACTACGTGTATGAAACTCCAGAGTCAGTTGACATTGGCGTGTTCTTAGCTGGGTATGTTCCGTTCTATATACGAAACTACTCACTAGGTAGTAGTGATGGGTCGCTCCCAGTAGCACAAATAGCGGATAGAAATTATTTACTTTAGCAATTAGCTTATAAAATTATGGCAAAAATTACAGACCCAGATGACATTGACGTAGGGACAGAGTTAACACTCGACACAGCGGCATCAACATTCACTCTGAACGTGGCAGGTACTCTTGTCGCCAAAGATGGTGTAACAATACAAGCGTTGTATTCTAAGTTTGTAGACCTTTGGACTACATCTACATACAACAAGTTCGAATTCCCAATGTATACAATCGACGCCAAATCTGGACAATACCAGTTCGGAACTGACGGTGCGACATACAGTGGATGGAAGCCTGCAGATGATGCAACACGACAAATGCTCCGAGATGGAGGTTGGTCTGAGTATTCTGCAGCAGGTGTGCTAAATAGACAATATGTGGGTATCGTGTCTCTTGGTGATGTGAGCTCAGGCGCACAACTCTATTATCAAAAAACGAATGGCGGCACTGCTACAGACTTTACATTTACTGATGAAGTCAACGAAGGTATTCAGGTGTATGGCGACGCATCAAACGGTAGCTTTGATAGTAGAACATACTTCAAGGGTTATGTTCGTGAGTATGCTAAGAAGTATGATGACTCTATCCTAGGTGACACTGGTCAGACTGCTACAGGTGCGTACACTGTGAACATGCTTCTTGGAAACGAAGATGACTTGAAAATTCAAGACACTGACGGAAACGTTAGTACTATCGCTCCATACACTGGCATCACAACTACTTGGATTGTCGGTAACGGATTCGGAAATGCAACAGTTGGTTCATTAGTAGCTGACGACGTTCGTAAAGATACGGCAGGTCGTTGGTTCAAATGTACAACAGGTGGAACAATAGACGCAGCAGGTGTAGCAAACTATACAGCAAACGGTGGAACTGCTGTTCTTGCAGCATACACAGGTGAACGTGAAATCGGTGGCTCATACTATGCATACAACGTGATTGTTGCAGGTAATGCAGCAGTAGCTGAAGACATCTATACAAAAGTACAGTATCTTCTACGACAACCAGGCGACATCGATGCAGGCACAGGTACACATAATGGTACAATCACACAATCATTGATGAACTTCGTCGGTGACACTCTTATCACAACGACTGGTGTATACATTGATAACTACGATGCGAACGACATCAACCGTTTGACATTTACAGACGTTCTTGGTGTAGCACACACTGAACCATACACTGCAACAGGTTCATTGAACTTTAACTCAGTGTTGACAGCAGGTGGAACAGGCTACTATCGTATGTATTTCACAGACCTAGCTGGTTCTAACGATTACGGTCTAACTGGCGCTATTACAGTGCAAAATGCAGCAGCAGCTGATATTGCAGGTACTATCACAGGTGCAAGCATTCCTTTCACATTCGATTATGATGGAAACACACAAGGTGGCAGAACGCCAGCTACAGACGCAGCAGTAACAGTGGTCGCAGGTAACGCAGGTTCAGCAAAACCAGTAGTAACTACTTACACAATAGGTAGAGCAACTGGTCAAAACATTACGCTCACAGCTGAACAAGACAGAGCATACTTAGTATAATCACATGGCTTTAACATTTGACGGACCTACTAAAATAATTACACTTACAGCAGGGACAACATCTCTGTCTGTGCGTGACTTGTGGTCTCGTTGGGTGGACTGGTTTTTGACTGGCGATAATAGCAAGTATCTTCCAGCATTTCAACAAGTAGGTGGCAATGACATTGACCCTATCGCTGGTACTACTATTCCAATTTACGCTTTCTTGATGAATGGCTGGAAACTCAAGCCACAGGAGGCAAATCACACATTGACAGTTGGAGACGGTATTTTGCTTGTCAACGGTGGTGGTGACCCATTCAACAATACCACTGGCGCTTATACTGTGCGCATCAATTATCAACAACCTGTGCAGGCTATTGCTATTACAACTGGCGGAGGTGGCGACCCTTGGTCAACTGACCTTTCATCACACAATACTCCTGGCACAGCTGGTAAAATAATCAAGCAAATCAAAGTCATAGGCGAAGCAAACTTATAACATAACATGACATGGCATATGGCGGAAACTACTTCGGGCAGATATATCCAGGGCAAGGCTACTCTGTACTAGGTACAAGTGGTGGTTCTGT